GGCTTTTCATGTCATACTTGCCCATCTTAGATAATTTGGTAAGCTGCTGTAAAGCTGCGGCGCTTCTGTTCTTGACATATTCAGCTTCAAGTTTTGCGATCTTGTTTTCACCTACAACTGCCTCAAGAACGGCTTCATCAATTTCGTAAAGGTCTTCCATTTACTACACCTCGGTAATAAATAGTGTCACCTTTCATTACATTCCCTTGAAATCTTATTCAAGAATGTTTTTAGCTCTTCCCAGTTTAATTCACCAAAACCATCTTCCATCATAAGCCTTAGAAGCTCTGTCTTATTAAAATCACATTCAAAGTTGTCAAGCGCGTAATCAATCGTCTGCTTGCCTTGCACTGAGATGAGAGGAGAATACAACTGCATCATATTGTAGTTGTGCTGAACAAGATCTCTTGATTCTGTAATGTTTTTATATACCTTTAGTTTTGATTCTATGTTCTCGCAGTATTCCATCAACTCATCAATGGTAATCGTGCGTTCTTCCTTCATGAAAGGCAGCTTGCTGGCAATGGTCTTCATGCCAACGCGACTGACACCCGGAAGGTTATCACTAGCATCGCCATCCATCGCACGGGCAAGTGCCATGTTGGTTGGATGAACACCCATAGATTCGATTACAGTTTTCTTGGTCTCAATCTTATCTGTAGTTGGGCGATATACTACCGTCTCTTCGTCACAAAGCTGTAGGAAGTCTTTGTCATTTGAAACAATCACCTTCTGCCAACCAGCATAGTGTCGAGAATTACATACATAAGAAATGATGTCATCTGCTTCTACCCTCTCAAGGATAAGCTGGATGATTGGCATCTGATTTAGGTATTCAAATACTTGCATCTGTTGCCAAACTTTATTTTGTAGTTCTTCGTTCTCGGTTAGATTGTGAACAGAACGATTCAGACGCAGGGGCTTGCGACCTTCCTTATAACCAGAGTCCAAGGTCTTTCGCTTTTGTGAACCATTTGGTCCGTCCCAGCAAATTACAATTTCATTTGGCTTTGTGATTCTTACTAGCTTTTGTAGAATCTTGATAGATCCCTTGATGCCACCGATTGGCTGTCCGTGATTGGACAGGCTGGGATCAACGATGAACGCCCTCAAAAACATATTGAGGGCGTCGATCACGAGTACACGTTTCATAGGTTACCTCCACCCCATAATATAACAGGGTGGAGGCGTGCTGTCAAGAGGCTTTGTCTACTTCGTAGAAGTCTGATGCTTCGCCCTCACGCTTCTCAAACTTCTGGACAACCACTTCGTCCATGAAATCCATAACATGTTTCTTAAACTCTGGGTCACTCTCCAAAAGACCAACCCATTTGCTTGGCTGGAATCTCTTGGTGTAGCCATTATGTTCAAGAGTATACCAAGAGCCAGCAACAGTCATGAAGCTCTTAAGCGCCTCAAACCACGACTCTGCATCCTGTACACCAATTGGGTCAGTTCCCCATAAGATACGGAAAGTGCAAGTTCTACCCTGTGTTCCAAAGCGAGACTTTTCAAGCTTGACCTTGACTTCTGAACCAATACGGAAACCACTCTCATCAAGCACATAAGCCGCCTTGCTCTTACGACCTGTAAGCCAGATACGAAGTGAGTAAGCGTAGTGCATAGCCTTTCCACCGGGGGTGATGTATGGCGTCGTCATTGCAATCTGTCGTGCCATCGGTCCCTGTGGGATATTGGTCTTCAACTGATTGAGAACAAGGAACGTTGCCTTCTTGTCTGCGAGTGGAATGACCAACTTTGACATTGCCTTCGCAAGAATGCGAGCCTTGGTTGCCACTGACGATTGCGGGTTGAAATCTCCTGCTACATCTGATACTGATGGCGTGAATGCCAAAGAGTCCCAAATAAACAATAGTTGGCTATCTGTTGCCCCCAATAGATCTTCTATAGTCTCAAGCACAAACTCTACGGATTGAGCCTGAACATACATCATTGAGCCCAGATCGCAGCCTGCCTTCTCCAAGAAGGTTGGATCAATCGCAGACTCAGAATCAAAGTAGATTACTCCAATTCCCATCTTCTGAGCATTTGCTGCACACTGAGCGGCAAGGAACGATTTTCCTGTTGCCTCCAGACCAGCTAGTTCTGTTACCTTACCGACAGGGATGCCGGCATACTTTCCCTTACAAACAATCGAGTCAAGCCAGCGTGATCCTGTTGGAATCCACTGCTTTACTGATGTTGGGTTGTCTTCTCTTAAATCGTGAGCAACATTGCGCCCCGCCTTTTTGTTTATCATCGCTCTCATCGCGCTCATATCTACGCGACCGGCTTTGACTTCTTTCTTTTTAGCCATATAGTTCTCCTTATTTTTAGCTTTTCTTTTCTTTATTTTTTTTAATTTATGAGCCGAAGCTCATGTGTAAATATAACATGGAAGAACCAAAAGTGCAACGAAAAACCCCCACCTTTTTAGGGGTGGGGGCGACTGGAGCGATACGCTTTTACTAGCCAGCCATCAACTCGTCAAAAGCCTTATCCACGCTTGACTTCTGGCTGGTGTTATACTGAGTGGTTTCGCGGGACCGAGACTCAGCAGACTTGTCACCTGATAGCATTGCGTCTAGGATAGCGCCGATCTCTTCTGGAGAGTGACGAGTGAATAGAGCATCAATGTCCGGCATGTTCTGAAGCAGACCGGGGATTGCATCCTTGTCTGCCAGAAGCGGACTGGTGTTCCGACGCATCTTCATGTTTGTCTGTGGGTATGCGCCGGGGCGGGTGGGCTTTGTGTACGTGATTGTAATATCAGTACCGCCTTCGGTGTCAGTAATGTCGCCATACTCTGGGTCTAGAATGTAACCAAGCAGAAGCTCATAAGCAGTCTTGCCGTAGCCGTAAACCTTGACCCCCTCGGATTCAAGACCGCGAACCACCACGGGCGAGAAGTAACGATTGCGAACAAAGAGAGACTTTGCAAGCTTCTTGGTTTCCTCATCGTTGTTCTCAGTGCCGTCACGCCATAGCTGTGATGCAAAGTCACAGATTGGGCACGCTTCTCCGAAGTTACGCTTCGGACACATAACACCTGCTCGGTGTCCTTCAATGTTGTAGTGGAAGAAAACCTCCTTAAGTGGGTCTCCGTCCGCTGTTGGGACAATACGCACGTCGGTATCTCCCTCATCTGGCTTGAACCATACACTGGTTCGATCGCTCTTTCCGTTTCCTCGTAGTGCGGCGAGCTTCTTCCGCATAAGTTCCATGTTGATTCCCATAATAGTCTCCTTGTTGTTGGGTATAGTATAGTAAGCGTTCCTTACCATCTTAATGTAACACGCTCTCCAAGTCCTGTCAAGCGTATTTGTTTGGGGAGTATGTCTGTGAGCTTCTCCCTTGCTCATCTATAAATTAACGTGATCAGCGTCTGCTGTCAAGTATTATTTGTCCTTGAATATAATTTGTGTGCGCCACACAGAACCCAAAGTCCGTTTCATAGGGCGACTCATAGATAGCATAAGTCACATTCTTGAACGCATTTCTGGGTTTGTTTTTGAGACTTTGGACTACCTTTGAATGTAGCTTTCCATCGTTCTCAAGGCGCTTCTCCGCTATACATAAGTAGTATGCTACGTCGCGATCTTCCTCTAAATTGTAGTACCATTGTTCAGAAAGTTTATCTACTGAAATCAAGCCAACTGAACGTATTTTCTGAACTTCTGACGGCTTTGCCAAGTTGCCAACAAGTGGCTCCGTATGGTCGAAGACATTAAGATAATGAACAGCGTAGTAGATGTTCTTGTTTATCATATCAAAGTATTTCTTTATTGGGATCTCGCCTATTGTCTTCTCAATTGCTGGGTTTGACAAGATTGTAAAACTCTTGAAAAGCCCAGATCTTGCATACTGCTGTAGTATACCAAAGATTGCCCTTTCTTGCAACCTAACATCACCTATCAGCAGGTCTACGTCGGGCTTAATGTAAAAGATCTCTATCTCTCTGTCTCTTATCTGCTGTAGTATCGCTAGTGTGTAGTTTGCCGAGAAAGATGACCCGCAAAGGAACACCTGAACCCTGTCCTGCAATGCCTGTAGTGTTTTGTGTGATGAAAGCTTTGGGGCTTTCTCCTCACAATCTTCTGCCTTCTCTACCCTCGGTAAATCTCTCGTGTATTTCGTGTTGTCTCTTCCCTCCGAGAACAAAAAACAATTATATTCTTTATGTTCCTCAAAGTGAGACACGACATTACACCCAGCATCGCCTATTCCTATTAGCGATATCATAACTTCAACTCCTTCAACTCTCCGTAATTCTTGCCTGCCTTAACGTTTGCCCTGAACGAACCAAGTTTGTTGTTTTGGAACACCTCCTTCAACTCTGGTATAAGATATCTGTCATCCTCGTGGATGTCAAGCACGATTTCATCATGAACAATAAAAGCGACCTTAGACTGGGTGTTCTCAAGGAAGCGATCAAGAGCTACGGCACGATCAATTGTAAGATCGGCTGTTGCGCTCTGGATAATATAGTTAAAAGCCTTACGAGAATCAACCTTAATAGTTCTACCAAAGGGGGTGCTCACAGCGTTGCCATCGTAGTGCTTGTCCAAGACAAGCTTTCTACTATAAACTGAATCATCCAAGGAATCATCATCATGATTGTAGAAAGAAGAGAAAAACCTGACCTTTGCTTCTTCTCGATCAATGGGCGAGCCCCCATATAGATGGGTCATATTCCAAAGATGGATATCCTCTTCTGGCTGCTCGTGACCCGAAAGTGCCAAGAAGGTACGGATCTCTGCTCCATTGTAATCAAGGGACAAAAACCAGTCGTTTGTGGGCTTGACTATAGAGCGAAGCTTAGACTTCATTGTAAGGATTGGGTTGCTGTCTCTACGGGTAGTGAGACGCCCTGTGACAGTTCCAAAAAGATTGTAGTCAACGTAGTGCGATTTCTTTTTTACAAGCATCCTGATGTCTTCTCTGTCGCTTGTGGTAGTCATCAGGTGGCGGCATCCATCTACATTGATGTTCATTTTTTGATAACGGATTTTGTGGATCAACTTATAAGCCCGATCAAGGTGCTCATAATTTTCAGGTCGAGAATAGGTCTCAAATACGTGCTGTGTAATCTTGTTACGGACTTCGCAAAACTCCAGCAGAAAGTCTGATGGGACAAGATCAAAGAAACAATTGTCATGCAAATTTATTCTCGCTATCTGAAATGATTTTAAATATGCTTTGAAAGTTTTCTGAACTTCATTTAGTTCCTCCTTCAAATGTTCAGAACATACCCCCTGAAGATCCTTGCCTCCACAATACAGCCAAGCATACTCAACAGCATCGTCCTGCACAGAACCAGTGTATTTCCATGTTTTCGTCAAATCATCAGGAATGCCATCAAAATGTAGCTTCCCATCAACGTAAACACCAACACACTCTGATTTATCATCAAGAGTTTGAAATATCATGTGCCCTCTCGTTTCTCTTCTTCTCTTAGAATGTAACTCAAGGATCCGCTGTAGTCAAATGGTTGGGATACAAATCTTTCAAAACGCCCAAGAGCAGTGGCTACATTTTTAAATCTTGACAAATTGATAGTATCGGTTATAATCTGATCCTGCTTTGCCTTTGAATATTTACTCTCTTCTTCTAAAAATCTTAACATACAATATAATTTTATAAAATAACTTTC